GGCGCATAGAATGGCTTTGTATATAGCTTTTAGATACTATCATACAGTTAGATAGTGTATTGTTTTTTTGATTTTCTGATCTCATTTTTTAACATTTATGAGGTTTTATCATGAAACATTTAGTTATCATTTCCACTCTTTTACTTTCTGCTTGTGCTACTCAACAACCCAGCTGGCTGCAGGATTTAAATTCTATTAACCGGCAGTGGAGAACTGAAACTGTGTACCGACAGTGAATACTTTACCTGGTAAAGATCCGCTGGCGATTCGTGCGGGCTATTCTACCAGTGGGACCACCTGCAAATTTTAACCGAATATACCTTTGGTTCTTCCGCACTCGGTACATTGTGCCGCAGTGCTGTTGCTCCATGCAGCTAATAGCCAAATAAAAACCCATAAACCAGCCGTTACTACCGTTAATAATAAATGCAATAGGTGTGATGTTGTTGGTTGGGTGTGTTTTGTCATTTTTCCGCACTGCTTACAATGCTTCATTACTAAATTCGACATTATTTTTCCCCTTTTTTATTGTAAATCAACCATTTTATTGCTGTTAAGCAGATTGTAAAATATCTGCATTATTTGACTTAGTCAATGACCTCAGTTAATAATGGCGCATCACTGCAAATTCAGTGATCAGGAATCTCACCCTGTACACCGAGCGCAATAGCGCTCACTCGATGCGCTTTTTTTGTGCCTACGATTTATGGTAGGCCGGATTTAGGCACCTTTGGGTGGTCGTTCCTCGGTACGATAGTGAGATCCTGTTTTCGGTCTACCACCATTTATCTCACTAATGCAGTAGACCTCAACTATATCGAGGAACTACCCATGAACCATGTATACATCCAAGCAAAAGAAATTCGGCAGGTTAACAATCAATACTCATTAAACGACATTCATAAATCAAGCGGACAAGCGCCAAAACACCAACCAAACCGCTTTTTACGGTTACAACAAACCAGAGACCTGATCACCGAAATTGAGCACTACCCATATCTGGGTAGTGCTACAAGTACAAAAAATGGAGGTAAGAACAGAGGTAGTTTCGCCTGTAAAGAACTTGTCTACGCCTACGCCATGTGGATTAGCCCAAAATTCCACTTGCATGTTATTCGCGCTTTTGATGGTTTAACTTGTGATAACAAGAAGCAACTACCTGCACCCGATCCTGATGATGTGATTTTACCCAGGGAATATGTCGAGCTGTTATATAAGCGAGTTAATGATGCTTGTGTGGCGCAAAATGACATGGTGGCTGCTTTTAACCGTTTTCAAAAAACAGTGATCGACACCCAGCAAACATTTATTCGGCTTAACGGGATTAATGATTTATTGAAGGTTAGTAAGATTTAGAAAACAGGGCATAAGTTCGGTTTTTCCGAATTTATGCCGCACTGTACGCGAATATTAGCCAGTAATCCCCGCCGAACTTGATTATATTCACGCTGTGCGCTGGGTTTTGGTGGGTTTCTTTGCTGTTTTGCCAGAACGATGACTTGTCTGGCCAGAGCAATGACGGTGTCGAGGTTCTTTTCCAGTTGTGCTGATTGCTGTTGCTGATCCATAGCTTTCTCCTTTTCCTTGTTGGTTACCTTGCCCGATAGCGTTCCTTTACGGTATCGGGTTTTTCGGATTGTTTTGTAGGATTTGGCTTACAAGCTAATTCCTTGTTGACCCTTTAAGCACTAAATTAGCGTTTCTACGTGTTGGCACATAACCGCTATCAGGCTCTTTTTTAGATAAATACTCCCCGAGCAACTGTTTAAATGTTTTATAGCGAGCCATATAGTCAAAATTATTTTGATGCTTGAAACCGACTATCGTCTTAATTCTATTTACCTCACTAGGCGAAACTTTTTTATTTTCATAGTTTCGAACCTTTAGATAATCCTCAGCCTGGAATCTGTACATTGATTCACTGTGGTTGGCTTTTATATTTTCAAAGATATCATCTGGCACCCCGTATTTGTTAGCCGACCCACTTTTCTTAGAGTTAATTGTTTTTTTAGTCCGTATGGATGGCTCTATATTTGCTGACTGTAAATACCTATAACAAACCATTACACCATTTCTAACACACTTGGTTGGGATATTACTATAAACTGTTTTCCCATTTACCTGGTGCGCGGTAAAGTTGATAGCGTAAGTGTTTAAACTCATCAGCAGCCCTATTGCCAATATTAATGTTTTCATTCCATCATCCATTCTGCTTTTTACTGACTATACCACTAAGACATATTGAAAGTTAATTTAACTCAATGTGAACTTTTCCAGGTGATACCCCAATACTGACTCATCTTTTCCAATAATAAATAATTTATCATCAATGACAAATCTGGCTATTATCCCTGATAGGAATACCGTTAAAAAATCATAGTTAATGGTATTTGATGCAGTCGATTCCCATGCCGCTTCGAATGGGGTTGTTATTTTATAACTATCAATCACAGTATTGTTAATATTTAACACCCCGCCGCCAGAACAGGTAAAAAGAGCATGAAATAATGGTGTATTCGTGGAATAACTTGATAGTGTCGCCGTGGTTAAGTCCCATGGGGTAGAAAGATCTAAACTGATAACTCTTAACGATGAGATAGGGTCAATATATAGCGCCTTTAACCCGGTATCATTATCGACTACAACATTTTTATGTACAAATGTTGAAGGGAATCCTGGTAGATACGTTGCGCTCATGAATGTCATGGTGGATATGTCCCATGCCGTAGATAAGCTATATGACCATACTTTTCGATCAATATTGTTAATGCATCCAAAATAAAGGTATTCGCCGTTTTTAGACCACGACATTTCCTCAGGGTAAAAGCTACCAAAATCAACCGATAGATCCGTCTCTCTTATTCTTACCGCTGTTGTAATGTCATACGGCGTGGATAAAGTATATTCTGAAACATTTGCCGTGGAATAATCACCATTTAAAAATCGAGATGAAAAATACAGTCTATTTCCATTGTCACCTAGACTAACGCCATAGGCTCGACCATTAGCGCCAGTACCGAAACCTGTATCAGTGTGAATATTATGCCCTCCTGAAGTATCAAGGGCTATAGCTGTATATCCAAGCAAAGGGCATGCTTCAGCAGGGATAATGGATTTAAATGGACCCAGACTGATAGCCATATCTACACCAGAGGATTGTTAAAACTAAATATAAAAACATCTCCACTCGCATCTTTTAGCGTTACCGTGTCAATTTGCTCAAACTCAACGCCAGCCGTGACGGTTGTAGTTGTTCTGGCGATTTCTGCAAATACGCGGGTTTTTGGCGTCGGAGTTGTTAAGCTTTGATCTGCAGCATTAACCGCCGCCCGTAGCTTATTAAGATAAGCGGCTGTGATTTTATCACCGATCTTTAATTCGTTTATTATTGCTATTGGCTGCATGTTAAAGCGTTAGCCCTAATGCCGTGAAATCAACTTCAGGGTAAACTTTGAAGTTTTTAACCCCTGTGTCAAAATTCAGTGTCGGGTCTGTTTGTTTTATGGATGGTGCGAGCTGATCAATAGGAATAGCAATTAGCGCGTTGTATTCCCATAAATCAGAGTTATATAAAAAAGTAATTGCAACCCTATACCCTTCACCTTGCTGTGTGATATTTACCGCGGAACACATGACGGATCTAACAGGATATCCATTCCACACCGCCAAGTTAACTTTACCAAGATAATTATCTATTGTTGATTGAGGAAAAGGGGTAGTTCCAAGCCCGTCATCAACTGTGTACTCAAATTCAAATGAAGCACGTGGTTTTTCAATATTCGGGGCAAAATTCTCCTTTGTCATAACTTCCGGGTCTGCTGCATCACCTGCTTTTGTCATATATAGCGCCCACATTTCTACAGGCGTTGGCTGAGTAGCATCTTTCTCTATTCTGCCAGGCGCGGTTGTGGCTGATACTCTTTTTAAATTATTCGATGTTAGCGGGAAACCTGGCACATCTTCATAGACCATAGTTACAATATATTCACCCAATGCCAATGGATCACAAGTTAAACTCTGAAGATAAATGCTAGCGATATGTGGGTGAGCATCACCAATTGAAGGCAAAGACCCATCGGTAATGGCATTGTATAAAGCGGTATCTGCTGTAATAGTAACCATATCAGGGTCATAACTAATAAGCGCCGTTCGATCAGCCCGGAACCCCTGCTTTGTTTTAACTATTCGGCTGGCTTGCTTCAGGTCTATTTTTATAGTCATACTTTATCCTGCGGTCGCTACATTTGATTGTTTTCTAAATTCATAGATTATTTCTTTTAAAAGTGTATTTGTTTTATCTATTTGATGGTTTTTATCACTTCCACCACCTTTTAAATTACGTGATATAAATTGGTCTGCCCACTGCCTGGAACTTAAATCACCATTGAAATTATTAAAATCACCTAACTGGTAATTATTTTTAAATTTTTGATCTGGTAGTTTATTTTTTATCGCACTAAGCCCATAAACTTTTTCTTTTTGCTCCTGAATCATTCCTTTTAAATTGGTAATTCCTGTTGTCGATGTTGTTTCTTTTAATCTCACCACCATCCGTTGTAATTTTTTGTTTTCCGACTCTAACTGCTGATTTACAGTAATCCCTGATGGCCCCATCACCCTTTCACCCACATTAAGAGTCGCTTGCGCCACTCCATCCATGAACTCTTGTGCAGCCACAAGACCCGCTAACCCTTTTTTACCAAATATTATATAGCCCAATAAACCATATTCTCTTAATAACTGATTGTCTGAAATATACTGAACTGTCGCATCGACCCCTTCAAGAATATCAGCAAAGCCACTCATTCCTTCACGAGTAAACTTTTCAATGTCTTCAGTGCTTAAACTTGTTATAAATTGCGTGGTTTTATTAGTCAGGTCTGTGATGATTTTATTTAAACCAGCCTCACCCATTGACACCTGTACCTTTTTAATCGCACCATTAAAATTTGAAAACGCAGCTTCCATATTTTGCATTTGATCTGACATACCACTTGCAAACTGATTGTTTCCAATATCCTGTAAATATTTTGTAATATCACCAGAATTATTTTTCACAGTCGTTTTGACTTTTTGAAAAGTAAACTGTACTGAATCACCCTGCTTTTTTGATTTAATGCCAAACTCTTTCAACCGCTCAAACTCACCTGTGGCGGCATCTGCCACAGCTTCTATCAATTGATCGAGATTCTTGCCCATTGCTGACGCTGTATTACCATATGATTTTAATGCCTTCTCTGAAGGGTCAAGCCCCAGTGCTTTCAGCTTAATAAATGATTGAACAATATTTCCAAGCTCATAAGGGGTTTTAACCGCAAACTCTTCTAATATGCTAAATGCTTTCGATGCTTCTGTGGCACTTCCTGTTACCGTTTTCAAACTCGATTTTAACTTTTGCATTTCTTTATTAGTTTGTATAAACGACGCAATCAACACGCCGCCACCCGCAATACCTGCCAAACTTAACAGCTGTGATTGCACACCTGTTGCCGCCCTACCCACTCCACGCAGATTTTTGCGAGCACCCATAAAAGCCACTTTTGTGCGATCTTTCGCCGTCAGTAAAAAACGAGTCTCTTTAGTGGTAACGCTCATTCAATATCCTCTAATAATTCATTACGAATTTTTCGGTACGCTAAAAATCCTTGAATTTCATCAACCGGCAGTTTTAATACTTCGGATGCTGGCAGCCCAATGGCAGTGCCATATTCATAGGCATAAAATAATCCAGCATCCGCCCTCATTCCTTTTCAAGCTGCTCCTGATTTTTGCCTACATCCTGACCCATTCCAGTGGTCATTAAAAAAACGATAGTTCTAATTACGTCAAAATCATAATCATTGATAAGACTGGCAACTGGCGTGTTTGCATAGATAGCTTTTCCACTTTCATCACGCGCTCGAATTTGTAGAGCCGCAGCTGTTTGCTCTACATTCGTCCCATAGCTTTCAATTATTTTTTGCTCCCTCCCCGTTAAAGGCAGCCAATATATTTTTATTGGTTCCCCTTGATCATCTACCCATTCAGTCACTTTACAGTGCGATTTTTCGGCTGTTAACGTATCTCGCAAATGATTACGACCAATTTCTGCAATATCCATTACTTAGTTAACAATCCAGTTCCTTGCAAACTGAACGACTGCGTAACCATCGATCCTTTACTGTTGGCTGAGGATATTCCGGCTACAAACGCTTGCCCTGTTAAATTATCCGCTGGAGTATCAGCATCGCCGTCACGAACCAGGTGAAGCTCAACTTCTGTTCCGATGGTCATTGCACCCTGACCAGTGGTATCTGCAGCATCCCATTGACATTCTACTTGAGCAGTCCAGCTCGTTTCGCCCGCCACAAATTCTTTTTCATTAGTTGCCAGATCGGTTGAATCTATCGGCTCCATTGTTTCATCTATCGTAAAACTAACTACTGCGCCTACAGTTACAGTAGAAATTTTTACTACACCACCGTTACCTCTAATTTTTGCCATTGTTCTTTTCCTCTTTTACTTTGGTTAAATTGTCGGCTTTCTGTTCGACCCAGCCGTTACGTTTCATATTTTCAACTTGTGCCGGCAAAACCATTACAGTAACTTTTGATTTTGAATGCACCATGCTAACTATTGCCATGTTAAACCTCGGTTGATGTTTCGTTGTGTTCGTAATTAATGACAAACTGCATATCGAGCCTGCCGGTTGTTTTATTCTGGTCACCTTCAATTTGCGGGTCACCATCACCGATCAGGCTAATGTCGTAAACATAGTCCAGCCCGAGCGTTCTATCGGTGACCATTGCTGCATAAACTTCTGATGCAACCTGGTTTAAATCGGTTTCGAGTTGTTGACCGCTTTGAGCATGTGCGCTTATGTTGACGGTTAAATCTCGGCTGATTGAACTCATTTCCTGTTCATCAGCTAATACATCTTGCCCCTGGGCAAGTGTTAGGGCTGGCAGAGCAACCACGGGCCATGCCCGACTGCGCTCAACATTACTGGTTGTGGTGGTTAAACCAGTGATGAGTGCCTCGACGGCTTGCATGATGGTTTCGCGCCGATGCATTATGTTGTCTCCAAAATTATGACCGTGGTGCGGTCGCCTTGCTGTTTTGACCGCGTGGTGTAGTTGTTGCTTTCAATGTTGATGATGTCACCAATAGCGATCAGTTCTGCATCATCGTTCATGCATCGGAAATGGGTATCTTGACCGTTAATGTCGAGGCTTTCGTTAAACCCGTGCAGGAATATGCCCCAGATCGATTTGCCGGTGGTAAGATCCGCTGCCGTGCGAAAGTCTTTGCTTTCGACAAGGCCACGGATGTCTTTGGTGGTTGTTACTGGCATGGGTTATTTGTCGGCTTTGGCTGCTTCTGCTTTTTTCAGCCGCGCAACCACTTCCTTACCTTCGTCATCGTCAATCACAGCTTTTCCACTGTTTAGAAAAATGACCGCTTCACTGCTTTTCATTGACAGTGAAGTATATTTTTTCACTGGTTTTTTATTTACCACGACACCACGGATGGTGATTAACTTGGTTGTTTTATCTGACATGATTTTTTCCTATTTACATATTAAATAGTTTCCCAGGAAACCTGGGAAACTATGGGTTATTGCCGATTAAGCATTAATGCTGAACGCACCGGCATGACGGATGCCGATATCAACATCCTGGAAGGCGCGCAACACTAAACCACCAGAAGCAGCTTTTGTTGCTTCGTCTGGCATGACATCTAAAACGCCCCACATTCCAATAATGACCTGTTGGAAATTACCGAAAATAATGCGGTTTGCAGCAAGCTGCGTGCTTACTTCGACGTTGTAGCCATTGGCTTCACCGTTCTGCATTAAGAACTGACCAGAACCAGCATCAAGCGCTGTGGTTTTCATTGTTCCACGTACACCAGCTGTGGTGACGTAAGCCAATGAACCCGACAAGCCGTTTGCTTCTGCCACATCGGTTTCAAATTCAACCAGTTCAACATGTGTCGGCGTACCAGCCGCTGCGATAGTTGAAGCACCAACACCCGATGTGCTCACAATACCTGTGGGTTGACCCGCTGCGCCAGAACCCTGAAAACCTGCCAGATCGATAGCCAGTGCCGCGCCCGCTGCCATGTCATTCATCAACATTTGTTCAATGCTGGGGCTTGACTGCTTAAGCAAACGACGAGAGATAGGAACAGCGCCACCAATGGTTTTAGGCGAGAGCAAAACTTGACCCAGAACGCCATCTGCTGCCGTTGCGTCTGCATCTTCTGCCAACCAGCCCCAGGTTGCACCGGTATCCAGTCGAGGGATATCAACATTTCCTTCCAACCCTTCCAGGAAGGTTGCACCCAAGCGACCGAGAAGTGCTTCCGCACGTAAACGATCAATGAATGAACCTGCCAAATGATCTGTACCCACGGCATAACCACCAGCACTGTCGGCGCCAACCGTCATAACACGTTGCTGAACTTCGAAAGGCACAAAAAAGCCGCGAGCTTCACGGCCCAGGCTGTCTGCAATTGCAATCGATGCTTCCTGCTCTAGTCCTGCATCTTTCCAGTTACCTGATAATGATGCGCGAACCGCTTTCAGCATTGAATAATTTTGAACTTCACGGCTGCCCATGCCTAACTCGGTGACGGGACCGGTTTCTGCTTGACGCTGTCCAACATTTTCAAGCACTGCACGGGTCATTTCATCGACTGATTTTTTGTCGTTAATGAAGGAGCGCGCTAAATCTTCGCATTCGTACTTTTCGCCAATTTTGCGAATTGTGTCGATGCGGTCCATTTCGGTGCGCGTTGCTTTTTCTACCGCTGCACTTACATCCACAACGGGTGCTGGTGCAGGGGCGGATGTACGAACTGGGTCAGCGTTCGTGGCTGGATCTGTTAATGGGTCCATTCGGATTACCTCTGTAGTAAATTGTTTTTCAGTTGAGCGACCTACACCTACACTGATATCAGCTGGCACACTAACGAAGCTAACTTCGTAAGGCTCCCAGTCTGTAGCGCGGTAAACTTCAAGGTCTGCGGATGGATCTTCGAGCGTCATTTTATGGATTCGATAACCCACACTGATATGCTTTCTGATTCCGTCGATCACGTCATTAAATGCAACCTCTGCCCGTGGACTCTTACCGAATCGCACCAGCGCCCGCCCCTTGCGATCACCGTCAATGGTTGCGGACTCAATAACACCGACCTGATCACGGGTGTCATGGTCCATCAAGACCGGCCCAGCATTCTGCAGGCGACCAAGCCGAACAGAACCACCAGCGTGGTCGAGAATTTCTTGCCCAAACCAGCGTTCGACTGGTTCTTCACTTGAGAATGCGACATCCACTGTGCGCGCTTCTTCGTCTATAGATCTTTTATCAAACATGAGGCTGCGATATTGAACCCCAGTTTTTATGGTATTAGTCTTCTGCTTCGGTTCCATTGGTTTCGGCCTCTGTTTGTTTTCCGATTGGGGTAATATCAACACCTGCTTGCTCTGCTACTTTTTGCTCGTATGCGAGCTGATCAATGGTGTCTTTAAAATCTTCACCTTGTGCGGCCAGGTCTGCTGTACGAGTACCGGTGCCGGTGCTTATTTTTTCTGAACTGGCTTTTGCATCTTTGTATGGATCAACCCACGGCCAGCCACGGGGCTGCCAGAAAATTGCCATGTATTTGTCATCAATTTTTTTGAACGGTAAGGCGAGTTTTTTATTCATAATGGCTGCTTGTAACCAGCGTTCATACACTCGCTCACACAGGTGTTCAATTAACCATGATTGAATAACTTTCCACCCGTCGCGTTCTTCTAGAGTACCGGCACGAATGCTGGAAAAATTGACGTTTTCGAGATCATTGGCCAGGCTGTTGTATGCCACTTCAAGACCAGATGCACCACCACGAAGCAATGCTTTCATAAACGGGTCAAAGGCAGTGGATGGATGTTGTGGATCAAACGAGCTAAAAGTGGTGCCTTCGGGCAATACTCTAAACGAACCCGGTTCAGCCTCTTGAACTAAATCACTGTCGTCATTGTCCTGACCTTTTGGTGCCAGGTTATCCACCAGCTCTGAGCCATCACCATCAGGTGTTGAGAAAAAACCCATTGAAGAAGCACCCACGGCAGCTGCTACCATTTCAGCTTCTTCATATCGACCGATCATCATTAACCGACGCACCGCTGTGTGTGTCCAGGGTAAACCACGACGTTGATCAGGCCAGTCAGCTACAAATAAATGAATAATGTCGCGTGCTGGTACTCGCTTATATTTTTGAATTGCATATACGTTTTGATAACTACCGACTTGCTCTTCACGAAGGTGGTAAGCAACCACTAACCCATCCGGGTCAGTTTCTACGCCCATTACAATTTTATGGCCGTTTGGCAATTCTTTATTGAATTGTTCGTCAAGGTAATCGGCTGATAATACTTTTATAATAAACCCGAATGGGCTGGATGGTTTGTCAATTAACTGGATTAAAACTTCACCATCACGCGGCACGGTAATAGCTACAAGGTTCTGAACATCACGCCACGACAACCGACCGTTTACAGTGCAATTATGTGGCTTACCCCATTGTTTCCAACCATTTTCAATAATTTTATTGTCAGTTTCGTCCAGGTCACCTTTATGGTCAACCGCCCGAGATTGCAGCACGATACCTTTCACACCAACAACATTCTTTTTACACATTCCACCAAATTTTTTAATGTAGTCGTTATCCATAAACAACTGGCGAGAACGTCCACGAATGCGTCTTAAATCGCGGCGTAACTCTTCATTAATCGACAGGTATGAACCTGTGAAAGAGGCAGTTACATTGTCGAGCTTACCCGCAGCAAACGACCGCTTGAATGTATTTTGACGGGGTATTACCCGACGTGTACCAGTAGCAGGCACCGGTTTACCGGTACGAACTGACCAGGCTTTATTAACTACACGTTGGGCGAAATTTTTTAACCCCATTTTTAAAACCTCGTCCTGATGACGCCAGAGTGACTTAAGCCTTTCCGGGCACGGGCTTTTCGGTTTGCTTTGACTAATTCACGCTGCCAATAAGCCCGATGAACCAGTAATTTTTCAGGATCACGCGTGGCGCTGGAATCTACCCCTAGACTATAGGCAAGCACATCAAGCTGTTGATTGTCTGCCCGGTGCAGCAATGCTTCTTCAATTCTGTTGAGCATTTTTTGTGCAAAGGTGGCTGGATCATTTGTTGAATTAGTGGCTTTGTCGGCACTGACCGTAAACCGACCGGTATCGACTGAACTTCTTTCGGCATCACTTTTACGGGTGATAAAGGCCGTCCAGTGATAATTGGCAACCAGGTATTGAAGAGTGACCGAACTGGCGAGTGTGACCAGGTAATCATCACCATCAGCCACGGCGGCAATAGAGATCAACCGGGCTGGCACGCCTTCACTTCTGCACTCGTAGCTTAAGTTGTATTCTGCCACGGGGTAAACGGTGGCGAGATCGGTGCGCTTCCAGACGGTGTAATCGCCTGCGGTTATTTCTACCGGTTCGGTGGTGGGTGCGTTGGATGTGTCGAAAACATTGATCATGCAGGCAGTGTGCCTGCTGATTGTTCCACGTTTTATTAAAGTGTGAGACTTTTTTCAGGGATGTAATATTTACCAGAAACACAGGGTGTATTTTCCAGTGTTTTAAACAACTTCAAAAACTTCCGGGTCGATACTGTGGAATATTTGCGTGGGCGAGAATGTGACCTTGCCTTTATAGCTCCACTCACCTACTTTCCCGTTTTTATC